CTTTTAACTCTAAGTATATAATTATTATTTATCATATTTATTTTTATTAGTTTTAGCAATTCTCTCTTTAGATTTAATATCTTCCATTTTAACAGCTCTATCAGCAGCTTTATTATAAATTTCAGATTGCATTTGCTGACGTTGTAAATCTATCTTTTGTTGTTCTATTCTAGATTTATTATCTTCAGAAATAGCAGCTAATCTATTCTTAGCTTGTTCTGCTTCATTACCTTGAGTTCCAAGCATAGACATATCAACATCAATATATTTAAGAGCCATTTCATGTTGGAATTTAAGATCTTCAAGTTCTTTATCTTGTTGACCTTTAGCTGCAATCTCACGAAGTTTATTTTGAATTTCTTCTTCTTTAAGTTGAGCATCAACTTGTTTCATTTGCTCTTCATGTTGACGTTTTATTTCATTAAACTTTTCAATAGTAGCTTTTATTTGTGCTATGTTATCTCCAGTTATAGCAGCTAATGCCATATCAAGATCTCCATTTTGTGCAGCACTAAATGCCCATTGTTTAAGTTCTCTTATCTTATCTTGAGATTTACCTGCATTTTCTACATGTATTCCATAATCAGAATATACAAAACTATTAACATCAAGACTTATATATCTACGTTTTCCTTCTTCATCAAAATAAGAAGTTTCAAGTCCATCAATAAATGCTAGTTTAGCAAAGTCAATATCTCTTTGATAATCTCTTTTGCGCATTTCATCAAATACTTGAACTATAATAACACTACCCATAGATGAACGAGCAACAGCTTCTTGAGTTGTAGCAGCTCCAGCAGATTGAGCAATATCTCCATAACGTTGAGCATTCATATCTACAGTATCCCAAGCTTCTTGTTTTGTAGCTTCCATTAATTGAGTTATTTGAGCTATATAATCTCCCATTTGAGCATTAAGAAGTCTAATGTTAGCTACTTTTTGTGCTGTAGTATCTTCACTATCATCAACAAGAAGAGTTCCTTCAGCAGCCATTCTATATACAGTTTCTTCTGCATTATCAACAACAAGACTTTTAGGTATTACAAGAATAAGCATTTTATTTTTTGCAATAACCATTTCTCTATGATATGAGAATATATTTCTCATTATTTGATAAGGAGTAATCAAATGTATAATACTAAATTTACCCATAAAAGGAAGAACTTCCATAATACCATTATAAGGAAGTTTTCCATCTCTTTCATAAGCTATAGCTCTAGCTTTTATAGGATAAATAGCAGTACTTCTAGAACCTATACGGTATCCTTCATATACTTGTGGTTCATATGCCCATTCTATAGACATATCTCCTTGTTCTGTATTAAGAACATAAGACTCATCTACAACTCTTGTAGAAATAAGTCCTACTTCATTTACATAAGTAAGAATACCTTTTCTAGCTTCTCCTCTCCAAACAACATGCCAAACTTCAAAAAGATTATTATTTACAGATTCAATTCTTACAGGTTGTTTCTTAAATAATTCTCTTTCTTCTTTAGTAAACTTTTCACAAACATCAGGATAAGATTCAAAATATTTTGAATACATAAGTTGAGTTGGACCAGTTTTAGTATCATAAGCATAATATGTTTCTAGAAAATGTCTATCTTCTTTTGTTAAAACATCATCAAACATATCAATAATTTGAGGATAAGAAAGAAGCATACGTCTAGCAAACATATCATGGTCTTCGACAAAAAATTCCCCGTTAGGAATAGGATAAGCATCCATAACAGGTATATGTTCTTTTATTATCTTTTCTCCTCTTATTTCAGAATAAGTATAACATTCTCCAAGAGAAACATAATCAAAGAAAGCTGAAAGATATATCATAGTATCAGCTGTACAACTACGAATATAATTCAATATTTCTTGACCTTGACGACTTTCATCGTCTATATATTTATTATTAAAATCTTCAATAAACTTTTGAGGGTCTGGCATAGCCTCTTGAACATTAACTTGGTCAGGAGGAGTACCTTGTTGTTGAGCTTGAGATTGAAGTTCTTTAAGTCTTTTTTCAAATTCTTGTTTAAAAGCTTGAGATGCAAGAATACCAATTTCTTCTTTAAGTTTAGCATTCTTTTTAAGTACTATTTCTGGATTATTAGCACCTACTGTAAACTCATGAATACCTTTATAATATTCAGATACATAACGTCTAATAACATCAGACATAATATCAAGATTTCGCATAGTAGCAGGAAATCTTGTAAATCTTTCTTCTGAACTATTATAAGGATTAAGAGTTTTTTTATAAAAACTATTAGGTATGTTGTCATGAAGAATATTCAGTTTTTGTTCTGTATCAGTTCTATCATTACAACCCATACCCATATCAATAACATAATCTATACAATTAGCGTACCACTCAGCTTTTTGTTTTTGAGAGTAAGGAACTCTTTGCTGAGGAAAATTTACATTACTTCTTGGAAATTCCATATTTTATTATTAAATTTAATATAAAGGTCTATGCCAAAAATCTTTTTTATCAATAACTTTCTTACGATGAGCAAGTTCTTTCGCTGCTTTAACATCAAAAAGACGCCAACGAAGTGCTCTCATAATCATTTCAGAGACTCTATCAAAGTTACCAACAGCATTCCATTTTTTAAGTTCAAGAATACTTTGATAATCATAGATAGTTTGAAAGAAGTAAATTTCATTACCATTTTCATCTTTACCTATTTCAGTGTAAAGCATTTCTTTAAGTAATCGAAGTCCTTCTAGTTTCTTTGGACCATCACCCATATTAACACCATAAGTAGAAGCAACACTACCTTTAAGAGAAGTATCCCATATTTCTATAGGGTCTTTCATAAGATAACGTAAAGCTCTCCATTTTTTAAAATTACTTACAGTTTCACCTCTGTTAATTTCGACGGCAACTGTTCCAACACAATTATATAATCTTGCTAAACAATAACAAATCCAATCAGCTTCTTCTAGTTTATCAGGACGACCATAATAAGATGCTACACAAGCAGATTTAAAATTATTATATTTGCAAGGTTCCATCCAAACTTTAATACTATTATGAGAATGTTTATTTGTAATAAGTTTATTCTCTTTATTAACACCTACAGGGTCATAACTAATAGAATAAAGTCCAGGAGGAGTTCCATATACTTGTTTTCCTTCTTTATCAGTATATTGTATTTTTATAGGATTAAACCATACTCTTATACAACCATGATGATGTTCATAACTTTTAATTGGAACTCCATTAATATATTCATAAAAATCTTTATTTAATATTCCACCTTCAGCTTCTATTCTAGCATTAGATTTAAATCTAACTCCATAAGGAGCTGTAGTATCTTCTACAATAGTACCATCAACATAAAACTTATATTGATTATTTGTTCTAAGTTGTTCTTCCCAAGCCATAAGTTTTTCACTACTGAAAAGATTTTCTGTAGTAGAACTAAAAGACTCAGAAGGCATATTAGCATATTGTCCAAGATAATTAATATAATCAGCAAATGTCTTAGCTGTTTCTTTTTTCTTTTGACGTTCTTTAAATGATATTCTAAGACCTATCTCTATATTAGAATTACCATCATTATCTAATCCATAAGCATCTCCTATTTGACCTTGAAGTCCCCAACAATATGGTTTGAAATATCCACAAACTTCATTTCTAGAATCTTTATCCCAAACATTCTCAAAAGGCATAAAATGAAAAGTTGCAGGAGAATAAAAATTCTGCTCAAAAGTTTGCATATTTCCAGAAGTAGCTGTACCCCAACAGAAAAGATTACCTGTAACATAACTACCAGTTCTCATAGCAGGTTCTGTTACATTTATAAAGTCATCAAAGTTATCCATAGTAGATACCTCTTCAACCTTAACTTTAACAGCGTCTTTACCAATAGCACAATCAGGATTGTTCATAGCAGATACACTGAATAATGCACTATTCCAAGATTTTGGAGATACTGTACCATTAGGAAGTTTAAAACCTAATTTAAAGTTTTCTGAATTAGTTGAAAGAATACCTCTAACAAAAGGAGTCTTAGTTTCATAAAAACGCAAATTATTTATTGTAAAATCAGTAAGACCTCCAGTTGCAGTAAGATATTTTTTATCTACAGCTACATGAATACCAACTTTATGAGAATTAAGATTAAGTTCATTAGCACTATCAGCCGCCATAATATAAGAGAATCCACCTCGACGAGTTTTATCTATAATAAGATGAAAACCGTTATTAACAGCAAATTCCATAATATGCCAAGTCCAAAATTGAGCATCTATGAATTTAGGAAAATCATATTTCTTTTTACCAGTAGAAGCTTTAAGTGTAGATTTTGCAGTAGTAGTATCAAGCTGTTCAATCATAGTATAATTTAGATAATTATACATACCTCCTGTAATACGAACATCTTGTACTACTCCATTCCTAAGTAAACAAGGAGCTGTAAA